TAACATTAGAATACCAATCAGTTAATCTAATAGTAGTTGATAAATTAAGCTCTACAAGAAAAGCTGTTTTAGTTGCTGTAGAAGATACTTGCGTTTGTAAAGCAGTAGATAGACTTCTTGGCATTAGCTAATAACCTCTCTAACATCAAATGAAATACTGTAAAAACCACTAGCATCAGTAGAATACATAATTTCATTATTTTCTAAATAGACTGTAAATTCTGGTTTATTAACTGTTACTGCTACATTATCTGTTAAAGCTGTTATTAAGTTGGGAGATATTTGCAGAGTTAATGCACCATTGCTATCTGCATCAATATTATTTTGTACCATATAAACCTTACTATGATTAGCAAACTTTACTAAATCACCTGCTTTTAAAGCCCCTGTCTGGCTAGCTGTAAAGCCATCTAAAGCAATCGTAGCATCGCCTGATACATGACTTCCTACTACTTGTATGTCTGTTTCACCTTTTGCTGCTCCTAAATTATCTAATGGTGCTGCAATAGTAAAATCTTCAAAACTACCTTTTTGTTTTTGTAAGAAAGCAAATACTTCTTGCGATTTTTCTTGCTGCATAGGTGGCACGGCAACTGTAAAGCTAAAGTATTGTGAACCTATTTGTCTGACTTGTTTTTTACCTGATAAAGTTTGGTTTAAAAGTGTTGGCCTATTATCTTTAAAATTTAAAGATCTAAAATTTGGGTCTGTAGGAAATTGTCCAGCCATTACACCACTCCCATTTTGCCCTGGTTATTCATGGCATTATTTATAATTGAAGTTATTAATCCTTTTCTTGATGCTAGTAATTGATCGAATCCAGCAGCATCTACTGTTGATATATTAAAGTTTACTGTAGGTGCTGACTGCATAGACTGACCCTTAGTATGATCTATGACTGTTTCTCTGGGATGTACCATGGCCATAAAGCCACCCTTACCATCTAAACCACCAGCTCTTGCTCCATTTCCTGTATAACCACCACCATCAAAATCACTCATTCCATCAACAGCACTTGCAAAATTACCATTAAATAAATTACCAATATCTTTTATAGATCCCTTTGCCATGCCCACTAATTTTTGTACTATAAATACTTGTATTAATTCATTTATAACTGCCCTGGCAACTGACGTTGCTAAATCTTTAAAATCACCAAATTGTTTTTTTGTTAAGTCAAAGAAATCTGTAAATGCGGTTGTTAATTGACCATCTATCGTATCTGCAAATTGTTTTACTACTATTATGTTTTTTTTCACTTCATCTACTGTTGAAGTGTCGGCAAAAGCAAGGGCTTTTATTTCATTTGCTTTCCTTATTTTTGTAATTTTATCAAGAAGCTCACCTCTCAAAAGAATGTCCTCTTTTAGGGTTTCTTTAATATCTTTTCTAAGCTCTAAACCTTCTTCATCCTCTCTTTTATTAAGTCTTAATGCTGAAGTTGCGGCTACTATTCCATGCTGTAGTTTTTCATACTGGCTCTCTAACTCTTTCAAACTTTTAATTTCTGGATCAGGGTTTATTAATCCCATAGCTTCACCAACATCTAAAAATGCTGTTGCTATTGTTATTAATTCATTTCTAATTGGAGTTAATACCTGTCTTTGCATCCTGTTCATAGCATCATTAAATCTTTCCGCATCTCTTATAGTTTCTTCAGGTATAACCCCTGTTGCTGATGCAGCTAACTCATCCATTGCAACAGTACCACTTTTTATAAGATTGGCCATTTGTATACCAACTCTTGAGCCAAATACTTGAGCTAATAAACCACTTCTTTTTAATGGATCTTGTATTGCTTCTAGGCTTACAAAAAATTCTTTAAATAAATCTTCTGTTTTTTTAGTTTTACCGCCTGTATCTTGTAAAGAAATACCCATTTCTTCAAAAGCACGTTTAGCTAAACCAGTACCCATAGTAGCTTCACCAACACCCTTGGCAAAAAATCTAAGTGCTTTAGTAAACCCTTCAGTGCTAATTCCAGACTGTTCAGCAGCAAATTGATATTGTTGTAAAAATTTAGTGCTGACATCTACTGAATCTGCTAATTTTCCAATATCATCTGCTAGTTGCAATGATTCGTTAGCAAATTGCACTACTTGCCTAACAGCAAAAGCACCAGCAAAAGCACCAGCAAGTTTTTTCATAGCATTTTGTGTGCTGTTAATATTCTTGTTAGTTTTCTTAAATGCTCCGCCTGTTTGATCGGTAGCTTTTATTCTTAATTTATAATCAGTTGCCATCTTTTATCTGCCTATTTTTTTCCTCTAAATATGCTAACCATCCTGTAAATTCGGATAAGGTCATTTTTTCTTCTAATTCCTGAAGTGTGCAATGCAACATTTCAGCTAGATAGTATTTAGCAAATAAGTCCTTATCCTCAATTACTTTTTTGCTTGTTCTTCTACAGTTGGTGCTGACATTATTTCAGTTGCGACCCTAGCAAGAACATCTTTATCAACTCCATTCATAAGTGTATGTTTGTCTGATAAATCAAACACCTTTTCACCTTCTGAATCCAAGGCTTTATAAAGTAAGCAATATGCCATTAAAGCAACATCATCGTCTTTTGCGTATCTTTGCAATTTAGACATTTCAGCTAAAGTTAATGGCTTTGCATAAACCTTTAGAATTTCATCTCCATCACTCCATTCTGGAATCTCAATCTCTTTTATTTCTAACCCATCAAAATGGGCTTTTGCCTTATCTATTAATTTCATAATTAATAGGTAGTTGTAGTTAATCCGCCTGTACCTTGTATTGAAATTGATGCTTCAACAAGTCCATCAAATGATGAGTTTATTGATTTACCGGTGACAATAGCTGATCCAGTTAGTTTCACATCCCCACTAGCAGTGCCTTCTGGTGCAAAATTTAATGTTACTGTTGCACCTACAGCCATAGCTGTTTGCCCATTTGTATCAGTTTCATCATAAAGTACATCAATAGAACCACTAAAATCCTTAGTAGAAGCTAAGTATGATTTTGAAGCATCGCCCATTGAAGTATCTTCAACAGTATCAATAGTTTCATCTATACTAAAACTTCTAATTTCAGCTATGGAGTTTGAGCCAACCTGTACAGTTCCCTCTTTTCCTAAGTGTGTTGCCATTTTTTATTCCTCGTTTTTTGTTTTAGAAGAAGATTTAATTTTATGGGCTGCTTCTTCTTTCCAACCCTTTTCTTTTAGGTACTCAACACTATCTGGATGAGCATCTATAGAACTTTTGCCATTTGGACTAATCATTTTCATAATATATTCCTAGTTAAACCGCTACATCAGGAGCTTGTTCCTGGATGTAGTAGTTGGTTAAAAAATTAAGAGTAGCAGTTGCTAATGGTGCTTCTCCTTCCGCATTAAATTCAATTTCAGTAGATTGCAAATAACAATCTTTAGCTAATCCATTTAATGTTGTATCAGCAGCTATAGCTATTTCAACTTCTTTTGCTGAAGTGTCTATAGTGTCATCAAAATTACTTGTAGCTTTTACATAAATTTCAACAGCTACAATTAAATCTCTTGTTAATAACCTGTTAGTTCCAATAACTTCTGGATTACTATCTTCAGATTTTGTATAAATTAATAAAGCTGGCGTACCGCCAGTTTCTAAGGGATATACCCTTGATTGATAAACCCTGTTACCAGTAGTTGTTAAATTATTGAGAGTAGATCCTATCTGCTCTCGTATTTGTTGTCTTACATGATTAGCCATTATATTTTCTCTAGCTGCAAGGCACTAAAGCCTGTTCTATCGCTTTGTATGTTTACAACAGTAAAGTTTGTTGCTGGATTTAATGTATTACCCTCAACATCTTTAATTGCTGATACTTGTAACGTATTACCATGAGCAATAGTTGGAACATCTATTGATCTACAATAAGCAACAGGTTGAGTTGCTTCAACAGAAACTTCTAAACCTTCTTGTTCTATATATTCATTATTTAAAATAATATTAATAGTTGCAGCAGTTCCAGAGCTGTTGGTATAAACAGCAGATACGCCGTGGCCATAATCTATGTCAAGATAACTTGCCATATCTTCTTCTGTTTCCATTAAGTATTGAGACATAATTATTGAAGGGCAAGTACAAGTTGCACCATTCCCAAGTTATCTGGTTGAGCATTAACAACTACAAAATCTGTAGCTGGTGTTAATGTATTGCCATTATTAGTTGTTATAGCATTTACAGTTAATCTATCGTCTATAGATATGTAAGGAACATCAGTTGCCTTGACCATAGCTCTGGGCTGATAACCTTCTACTGCTACTGTTTGACCTTGTATACTAAAATAATCCTGGTCAATAATTATATTTATGTTTGTTGAGTTTCCAGAATCAATATCAAACCAATCATCTATGTTTCCAAGTCTTTGATCCCATAAAGAATTTTGCACTTCAAAAAATGTAGCAGTAACACCGCCA